CTGGTAATTATTGCAACAGATCCAACAGGATGGGATTATGGAGCGGTTGTGGATGAAAATTCCATAGACGAAAGTGTCATATACCCAAGTGAAGAGAATGGATTGAGTGAGTATTTTGGGGATGAGGATGATGAGGACATAGATGACGAGGATGAGTATAATGAGGGTGGAATTGAGTGTTATGTGATTAGAATGGATTGTTAGTGGGTGACAAGCATATGTCATATCTGTCCTATACTGATATAAGTAAATGTGTATATAAGTATTGTATGTGACAGGTGTGGGAGTGAATGGGTGATGGGAGAGTAGTGGTAAGGTAACCCTCCTGTTGCGCTCCCGCCCCATTCTCCCCTATATAAGAGATATAAGGATATACCCCAAAGTTTGGCTTACTAAATCCGCCTTCATATATTTAAACATAATAAAAAACACAAAAACACTATGGATTATCTTGATAAGTACATGAAATTGAATGTTTTAAGTTCAAAAATGACAGGTTATTTTGCAGCCAAGGCATTATATGACACTTCAATTCCAGTTAAGGTCAGAAAAGAAATACTGAATTATTTAATTGATGTATGGAAAGAGACAGAACCTGAGAGCCAGAGTATTCAAAGTTGGGTTGAAAAATGGGAAAAAGAAATAAAAGAAATTTCAGCTTAAAATTTGGCTTTCAGATTTTTTAAACATATATTTATAATATAAGAAAAAAAAGGTTATGAAAAACAAAGCACACACAGCACTTCAAATGATCGCCGCAGGTCATCCAGTAGAAACAGTAATGAATATCGTGGGGTTAGAGCCAGATGAGTTATTAGAAATATTAAATGAAGTATTAGGATTAGAGCCAGAGTTAGAGCCAAAGAAAGTTCACATAGTAGAGTGCGTATTAGAGACAATTGAATCTGAAATATTAGGTGAGTTTGATTTGAATGTGAATTAAAGAAATGCTCGGGTGGTGGAATAGGTAGACACGCAGGACTTAAAATCCTGTTCCTAAAAAATGGAGTGCGGGTTCGATTCCCGCCCCGAGTACCAAAATAGTCAGGTGGTGTAATGGTTAGCACGGTGGAGGTAGACGCAGCAATGTAATCCCAAAACAGAAACAGGTTCGAATCCTGTCCTGACTACAAAAGAGACTGTTACTAATTCATAGAAGGAATCAAGTCCGAAGCATAGAATTAGAATTTAGTCAGGTGGCGAAATGGTAAACGCTATCGTACGGCAAGAGAGAGAACTGCAAGTGACCGTGCCACGTAAGTTCTTACAGGTTCGAATCCTGTCCTGACTGCTAAAATAAAGTTATAAAATAAATATGAAAGATATTGCTAAAAACTTAAAAATTATTTCAGTAATAATTGTATTTCTACTAATAGTATTTGTACCATTTAAACTCCCTAAATTCAACTTTAATTGGGACACTGTAGATGAAGAAGATAATATAATAGCTCGTAACGAACAGGTTATAGACAGTCTAAAGCAGGTGATAGAAGCCAACAACGCTAAACAGCTTGAGTATGATGTAGCGCTGGAGCATCTAAATGACTCAATCGTTGAGTTAAATTACATCGTTAAAAAACGTGAAAATACAATTATAACAATTAAAAAGCAAACAAATGAAATACTTAATCGTGTGGCTGAGTTTAATTCTTCTAACATACTCGAGTGGGGCTCAGAGCGTTACAAAGACAGTCTCAATATTAAATAAGGACAGCATGGTATTAATACCACTTCAAATGGCACGATACATGGTACAAGACATTGTAGTAGGTGATGGTGCAAGACAAACAGTATCAATACAGGACAGTATTATTACAGACCAAAAGAACATAATCTCTAAAAATGATAGTATTGTTTCAACTTGGAAACGTAAATACCAAACATGTCAGTCCACATTAGATGAATATCAAATGATGGATGTGGTTAATCAAAGCACAATCAATGCTTGGTCACGTAAATATTCTAAAGTTAAAAAACAACGTAATGCGGTAATTGGATTTGCTATTTTAACAGTGGCTGGGGTAATTAAATTATCTACAGAATTAAATAAATAATTTTTCTGATCTCTATAGTGGTAGAGATAAGCTGAGTAGTGTTAAATGGCAACACGCCTACAGGCCGCCTAGGTAAGGTCTGATTTGAAGGTAATGCGGGTTCGAATCTTGCCTCAGCGTCTAGTGTTTATAGTGATTTTCATGTGTGTGTTTTAGGAGGGCGCTGTTGTGGGCGCTCTCCGCTTTTATAAACGTTTATTTCCAGTTTTAAGTTAAGGTTAGGAATACAGGACCATCAAACATATATTTAAATAAATAAAAAAGCACAGATATGAAAAGAGAAAAAACACTCCGCCGCGAAAAATTGATCAGTGAGTTAAAAACCATTGACGCTCGCTTAAAATTTAACAACACAGCTTGGAATTCAGCGATTAAGTCCGCCTTTAGCTCCACAGGAAGTTTTGATTTTTTAAATTTAGCTCATAAAGATTTAGGATTAGTAGAAGAATTAGTGATGAGATTTAAGTTAATTCGTTAGGTTTACAAGGTTCAATTACATATATTTAATTCATAATAAAAAAATAAATTAAACACTAAAAAAAAAGATTATGACAAACACAACAAACACAACAGAAACAAAACAAATCGGACGCCCAGCAAACCCAAATAGTGTTAGACAAAAGAAAATTCAAGATCGTTTGGCAAAGAAAGAAGCCGGATTATTGAAACGTGGCCGCCCAGTAATTGAGGGATCCAAGCGCCAAGAAGTACTAGCTAAAAGAAATGAAAAAGTTAGTAACGGGATTGAGCTTAAGAAGGGAAGGCCAATTAATGTGAATTCAAAACGCCAAGTTGAGTTAGCCAAGAAAAATAATTCAGATGTGGTTGAATTAGAAAGAGGTTAATTTTTAAAATAAATAAAGGGGTGGGTCGATTAATTTTAGGCTCACCCCATTTTTCAACTTATATTCAAATAAAAAAAATTACAGCATATGAAGACACTTATCATTCACCCCGACGATCGATCAACAGATTTCCTTCGTCCTATCTACCAGAATATAAAAGGTGCTACTGTTTTAACGAAAGATGTTTCCATAAAACAGTTAGAGAAAGCAATCCAGTCGCACGATCAGATTCTGATGATGGGGCACGGTACGCCATACGGTCTGATGAATGTCTCAAGGATGGGCAAAGGATTATATACCATATGTTCTTCTCAGGTGGAACTTTTAAGAGACAAGCACTGTATTTTTATCTGGTGCAACGCAGACCAATTTGTTAGTCGGTACCGCCTAAAAGGTCTCTACACTGGAATGTTTATCAGCGAGGTCCGCGAGGCAAATTACTGTGGGGTGCCTACGGATCAAGGGACGGTCGATGCCTCAAACTTCTGGTTCGCCGATCTATTAGGTAGCGTGTTAACGGAAGCACCTGCAGACTATAATCAAATTTTTGAGCACGTAAGAATTTCCTACGGGGAACTTGCCGCAGTAAATGAAATCGCTAGCTATAACCACCAGAGATGGTACTTTGAGCCTAAGGATAGTGAGGTAGCACCTTCCACCTTATGTTCAAGGTTTAAAAGTACGATACAAAAGGTTTTCCTTCTGGGGACGATAGCCTTAAGTTTAAGCTCTTGCTCACCCTACATTTATGAGGTTAACTACTACCAGGGAATAGAAAACACAGGTGTGCTAGTGACTTCAGATTTTATTAGCGTGTCTAGGAAAGATACCGCCTGCTGGGACTGGTATAAGGAAACACCTGCGTTTGAAGAGTTAAGTCCTAAGTCAGACTCAATCACAATCACATATTGGGGTACTCGTAAGGAATGGAAGGTATTAAATCGCTAGGATCACCTAATCCTATAACTTATATTCAAACAAAAATAAAAAGCACATGAAAAAATTATCTGTAGTAGTAATCGCATTGTTAAGTATGGCTTCGTGTACAAAAAATGGACACATGTATAAAGCATGCTACACCACCCCAAATGGATGGTTGAATGGGCATCACACAACTAAATCAGTGACTACCAATTTCTTTCAATATGACACAAAGGATTCAATTGGGGCTTTGAATTGGTATAAACAAACAGATGGTTACAAAATAATAGAGGCTCGGTGTGATTCATTTTGGATTGAATATGCAGGTACAATAAATGATTGGCAGTAATAGGGTTACAAGATCACATAACATATATTCAAAGCATCATAAAAAAACAAAAACACACATGAACAAATTCCACTACACACTAGCTTATGCTGTTGAGTGCTTAGAGAAAGCGCTTAAGAAACAGATCGTGTTCATCGAATATGAGGACGGCTCAGGTAAAACATTTAACTACCGCCTAGCGGGTGAAACAAAGAACCGATTCGTTAGGTTTATTTAGTCCAGCATCATATATTTAAATAAATAAAAAATTAACACACATGTTCAAATCAACACACAATCACGGGTTTCAAATGACATTCAAAAATGGAATCACCATATCCGTTCAATTCGGAACAGGTAATTACTGTGAACGAAGAAACTTACAAGTATCATATCGAGGTGATATGGATGCGGCTACACCAATAATATCATCTTATGATGCTGAGATCGCTATCTGGCATAAAGATAGTGACACATGGTTTAACTTTGGACATGACCAAGTTATGGGATGGTGCGATGCAGATGAGGTAGCAACATGGATCACACTTTGTGTAACAGCAACTAGTATAGAAGACCTTAAAACAAGAACACTTAGATACATGGTTTAACTTTGGACATGATGAGGTTAGGGGATGGTGTGATGCAGATGAGGTAGCAACATGGATCATATTTTGCGCAGCGGCTATTAGTTTAGAAGACCTTAGAACTAGAGCACTTAACTGTGAGATGACTGAGAAATAAAGCGCTAGGAAAACAGGAACCTAAATCATATATTCAGTAAATAAAATAAATAATTAAAACACATAAAAATTAAATCACATGAGCAAGAAAAAAGAAATGTCAACAGTAACAGCAGTAGCAAATGTTGAAAACAATGTAGCGAAGGCATTGGGCCGTCCATCAAATCCTGATAGCGCTCGCCAAAAGAAAATCGCCGACCGCGAAGCAAAACGTGCGACGGGAGAATTGAAACGTGGTCGTCCAGCGGTAGCAGGATCGAAACGCCAAGCGGTACTAGCGGCACGCGCTGAAAAAGTAGCAAACGGAGGTACGTTGAGCAAAGGACGTCCGGTTAATGTAAACAGTAAGCGCCAACAAGAACTAGCAGCGAAAGCAGAAGGTAAACGTTTAGCAGCGTTGGATGCTGAAGCGGCGAATGCGTAATTTATAGTGTGTGTGTGATAGGGGTGGGATCGTAAGGTCCCACCTCCGTACTCCTGGGCGTGTACGTACGTACATATACGCCTGTATTATAGCACCACGCGCGTTATTATCCATATAACGGTACGTGTTGGGTAAACGGGAATATGATGAATTTTCAGATCTTAAATGTATAATACGGCTCGATTGTATATACTTATATATTAACTTACCACATCACACCACACCATACCCCACCCACACTTACAATCACTTTTCAACTTACCCCCTTTGTATTCCCCTATATAAACCGCAAAATCTTCCTTTTAAAAAACTTTCACCGTCGACAAAGTATATATTGCTTGGCTTTCAGGATCCCATTTTATATATTAAATAAAAATAAAAGTTATGAAAAAATTTATTCTATTATTAATCACATCAGTGATTATCACATCATGTCAAACAACATCACCTTATCAAACTCACCATCAAGCAAGAACCTTAAAAAAATTTAATAAACCTAAACACAGAATATATATTCCAGAGCGTAAACGTGGTGATATAAATCACCCAGCGGTATGTGTTAAAACTAGAAAACTTAAAAAATAAATATATGTCAAAAAACAGCCCTAAACAAAACGTTGAGTGTCTTAAAGAATGGTTAGCATTCATGAAATTTAAGCCTAAATCTAGCAAACCGTATAACAATAATGCTCATAATTCTATTGGAGAAGTTATGAAAAGAAATAGTAAATAAGTATATACGTATAAAGATAGGTTCCTGTTAAAAGGTACTTATTTGGAGATTTAAGATATTTATCATATATTAACCCATTATTAACCTTTAAAAACAAATCAAAAAACAAAAAAATGAAAAAATTATTTATTCTATTCACTGCTGCTACATTGTTAGCATCTTGTTCTTCATCTACTAATGAAACTCCAACTTCAGTTGATACTTTGAGTGTTGAAGTATCTTCAACTGTAGATACTGTTACTGTTACTACAGACACAGTTGTTACTAAATAATTAAGAATTGCCTCGTATTTATTTATGAGGCAATTTCTCTATCATTATGAACATCAATAGTATATTTAATTTATTTAATAATGAAAATAATGATGATGAAGCATCATTGTTAGTAGATTTTTCTGAACATCCTCTTTTTTGGATAAGTGGTTTTAATAAAGTTATTAATAATCATATATTTTTTAAGCAGTACACTGTTAAAACATTCCAAAATATATCTCCGGATATCAATATAGAGGAATTAGAGAAAGCTGGAGAGGATTTAATGTTTAGGAAAGCTTGGAACTATATTAAGAATTTTGATTTAGATAAACCTTTTCATATTGAATGTCTAAAATTAAAGGCTAATGATATTATGGTTCAGAATTTGCAAATAGCTATTCAATTTTTTGAACTATTAGAAGAATATGAGAAGTGCGCGTTATTGAAAAATATTGAAGATAAAATAAAGGAGTTTTTAAAATAATTTGGCCTTCTAAAATTTCTCACGTATATTAGTATTACGGGTTTTAAGGAAAAGAATATGAGGAAGAAAGGAAACGGGAAACGCGCGGATGAGTAAAACGGGGTAAGTTATAAACTAAATATAAATCTATGAGAAACAGAGAAGCCGCTCTTAAAAAGATTGATCAAATTGATTCATCTTTGAAAAAATTAATTTCATTCCTCAGAAGAGGTGATGAACAATCTTTTAATGACACATTAGAAGATATGAATGAACAAATTGATCAACTTAGAACATATATTGATTCAGAACCTATTGTTGGTTATGAAATGAACTCATCAGCTCAGTAATTATGAAGTTATCAGCAGAACAAATTCAAGATAATTGGAATGAATTTATGTCTTATATTGAGACATATATCTCAGAACCACGTAAATCGTATTTAAAAAATTTCTATGAGAAATACGCAGAGCGTATAATGCTTATGCCTGCTGCTCATAAAAAAGAATATCATAATGCATTTCCAGGAGGATATATTGAACATGTTAATCGTGTTATTCAAGCTGCTCTTAAGTTTGATCAAATCTGGTCTGAGTTTGGTGTATATAAAAACTATACCACCGAAGAATTAGTATTTTCAGCTATGAATCATGACTTAGGTAAAATGGGTGATGAAGAAAATGAAGCATATATTCCTCAGACAGATCAATGGCGTAAGGAAAAATTAGGTGAAGATTATAAATTTAATGATAGACTTGAATTTATGTCTGTTCCAGATCGTGGTTTATATTTACTTAATAAACATGATATTTCTTATACTAAAAATGAAATGTTAGCCATTAAGTTACATGATGGTTTATATGATGAGTCTAATAAACCTTATTTAGTATCTTATATGCCAGAAACTAAACCACGTACTGCTTTAATTTATATATTACATCAAGCTGATTTAATGGCTGCTCGTATTGAATTTGAGCGTGAATGGATGCCTAAATTAACAGGAAATGTGGATTCTCAAAAAAAGGATAATACATTAAAAAATGAGAAAAAAACTCCCACTAAAGTAAAAGCATTAAGTAATATAAAAAGTGAGAGTTTAAAAAGTGCTATGAATGATTTTTTTAAAGATTAATAAATAATAAATTAAAAATAAAGGTTGTAAGTACATACTTACAGCCTTTTCACATTTAAAATATGGTAACAACTATAATAATACTTTCAGTTTTAGTAATTATATTAAGTTATACTTCCTATAATCTTCTTAAAAAGAATGAGAAATGTGAGGATATAATCAAATCATATGAAAACTATATGATTAATTTATCTAATACTATTGATTTCTCAGATAAAAAAATTAAAGAAGTAGATCGTAAAGGTTCATTTGAAAGTGATGATGAAGTAGGATTCTTTTTTCAACAATTAAAGTATCTTCAAGAACAATTAAATAATTTTAAAGTTAATATTAAATGAGTAAAAATTACTTTACACAAGATACTGAAGATGCTATAGTAGCTTATAATTTAAGTATTGATCCAATTGAGCGTAGTAAGATTTATAATGAAGAAATTCATTATGCTTTCTTTAAATTAACTCAAAATATAATTCATACATTCAAATTCTATTATACTGAGGTCGAAAATATTGAAGATTTACAACATGAAATTATAACTTTTCTACTTAGTAAAATACATTTATTTGACCCATCTAAAGGTGCTAAAGCGTATTCTTATTTTGGTACTATTATTAAACGTTGGCTCATTTTATATAATGAAAAAAATTATAAAAAACGTGTTAATTCAGTTCCAGCTTCAGTTTTAGAAGAAGATAATAGTCACTCATATGTGATTGAGGAAAATAATTCACCTAGTGATAAATTAGGTCATAATGATAAAATATCTTTATTTACAGATTTATATATAGAACATTGTACTTCAAATATATATCATATTTTTCCAAAAGAAAATGATGCTAAAATAGCTGATGCTATTCTTGAATTATTTAGAAAGCGTGATAGTCTAGAAGTATTTAATAAAAAGGCATTATATATCTATATACGAGAAATGATAGATGTTAAAACTCCTAAAATTACTAAAATAGCTGATCGATTGTATGATATATATAAAAAAGGTTATATTTTCTATATAGAAAATGGATATATAAAATTTCAATAAATCTAGTATTTATGATAAATAAATATTATCTTAATTATGAGTAGTTTAGATTCTGATATTTTTGGTGATAAGAAATTAAAAGATATATTTCAAGAAATTTACCAAAATCAAAAGAAAAAAGAAAAACAAATTTCAGCTTTAATTGAAGAGTTAAAACCTTTAATTGATGATATTGGTGACGCTACTTTAGTTGTTCCTTTAATTAAAGAATATCTTGAAATAGGTGTTAAAAATGATGAACAACTTATTAAAATGGCTACTATTATCCAACGTTGTTTATCTAATGATAATAGTGGAGGTGGGGATAATTATTTAATTTCTGATGAAGAAAAAGCTCAATTGTTAGGTGAGATAAATAAAATCCAAGAAAATATAAAATCAAACGATAATGGCTAAATATGGTTTCTCAGCTGTAAATGATAGATTTTCTTCTAAACAAGGAAATGATTTTTTAAATAATTTAGCTCAATCTATTAATAATGTTGTTGTTGTAGCTAGAGTTAGAGATATATTATTGGATGATACTGATAAAAATAAGTTTAATTCTTTAGGTGAGTGGAATGGATTAGGTACAATTCGATATGAATCTATAGATAAAAGAGTTCAAAATTTAAGTGGATTAGCTAAACCTATAGATTCTAATGTTAAAAAATATCCTTTAATAAATGAATTAGTATATATTATATTAGCACCTAATACTGATCTAGGAAGTAATCCTTATTCTATTAATGCTTATTATATTAATACTATTAATCTTTGGAATCATCCTCATCATAATGGATACCCAGACAATCCAAATGCTCTTCCAATTGAACAATCAAAAGATTATTCTTCAACTCAAATAGGAAATGTTAGAAGAGTAACAGATAAATCAACTGAAATTGATTTAGGTAAAACTTTTAAAGAAAGAGCAAATATACATCCTTTATTACCTTTTGAAGGAGATACTATATTTGAAGGAAGATGGGGAAATTCAATTCGTTTAGGTAGTACTGTTAAATCAACACCTAATAATTGGTCATCAGCTGGTGAAAATGGAGATCCTATTACTTTAATTAGAAATGGACAAGGTTTTCAAACAGATGAAGGATGGATTCCTATAACAGAAAATATAGATATTAGTAATTCTTCTATATATTTAACTAGTACACAAAATATACCTATAAAGGTATCTAGTGATAGTTATGTAAGTTATAATGATGATAAAGCTCCTACATCCCCAGATAAATTTGCCGGTGCTCAAATAATTTTAGACTCAGGTAGATTATTATTTAACGCTTATAATGATCACATTTTATTAAGTTCGGCTAAATCTATAAATTTAAATTCTCAAGAATCTGTAAATATAGATACTAAAAAATTTATTACTCAAGCTGATAAAATATTCTTAGGTAAAGAAGAATTAGCTACTGAACCATTATTATTAGGAGATACAACAGCTCAATTACTGAGAGATCTAACATCATCTATTAAAGAATTAGCAACTGCATTACAATTTTTACAATCAGCTCCTGTAGCTCCAAATACCCCAGCTGTATTTCCTTCACTTTTAATTCCATGTTCAAAAGTTTTAGAAGTTTTAGAATCTTTAAATACTCAATTAGGTTCTACTCCTGAAAGCTGTACTATAACATCAAAACGTAATTTTACATTATAATAGACAAAATTATGGCCTCCTCAACTGGATCAAATAATAAAAAAGAATTAACTAATACTATTTTAATTTCAAAATCAGCTGAACAAGTAAATTTTGAAACTATTAAAAAAAATATTAATAAAGAAATAGCACAAATACAAACACAAATTAAGAACGTATTGTCAAAATGACAACTCAAAGTAAAATACCTTCTTTATTAATTAAAACAGCTGAGAAATTAATCCGCCAGTCAATTCCTACTATATCTGAGATAATAATTAAAACAGGTATACAAAATGTAGGTTTACCAAATGTAGAATTACCTAATACTTGTTTAATTAATGATGAACTTCAAAAAATTCTAGAATTTAGAAATAGTATAGTTAATCAACTTAACGCTGCTTCTAAAATAACTGAAACTTTAAGTAAATCTTTAGATCCTTTAACTACATCAGTAACAACAGCTAAAACCAGCTTAAATATAGCCAAAACAACATTCAAAGCTATAGGAACAGCTATGATATTCGCTAACCCAGTACCTGGTTCTGTGATAACAGGATATACAAAAGTAAATAATTTATTAAATAATGATATTCCTTTAATCATTACTCAAGCATCAAATAAATTAACTTCTGTTAAAGAGGCATTAGATTATAATAATAGTATTATATCTAAATTAGTGAACATATTAAAAAGTATAGATCAATATTTAAGTGGTTGTAATATTTCATTAACAGATTCTCCAACAATTAATGATTATGCTAGTAAAGTAAATCAACAATATTCTGAAATTGAAGATATTCCAAGTAATAAAGAAATATACCAAGGATTTACTTTAGAAATAGTTGAAGAACCATATTCACCTACAGTTAATAGAAGAAAAGCTGTAGCTAAAAATAATCAAGGAATTATATTATTATCAACTCCATTGACTTTTTCAACAGATAATCAAACTTTACTTACAGCAATTAAACTAATTATTGATTCAAATAATTTAAAAGCTAATTAATTAAATATTTATAATAGATGAAAATTGATACATTAAAAAAACTTATTAAAGAAGCAGTTAAAGAAGCTATTCAAGATGAATTAAAAAATATTCTTCTTGAAGCAGTTCGTTCTAATAAACAACCTATTAAAGAATCTTACCAAGTAAGTGATGATAGAACTTTAAATTTCACTTCTAATCAAGTGCCTAGAACTCCAATAAACACTAAACAAGCATATATGGATATATTAGGAGATATGGCTAAAGGTCCTGATACTGGTTTAACTGGAGAATTTAAAATAAATGGTCCTATTAATACTATGGCTGAAGGTAGTGCTTTACCTCAAGGACAATTAGGATTAGACCAAATAATGAATTTAATAAATAAATAATTATGGCGTTTGGAGCAAAAAAAATATATCCTTTAGATACCAAACCTGGTACAGCTATAGGAGTATCATTACCTTTTAATGCTCCTGCTGTTTTCTTTTCAACATATACTACTAAAGATGCTATTAGGAACAATTTATTAAATTATTTATTAACTAATAAAACAGAAAGATTTTTAAATATTGATTTTGGAGCTAATTTAAGACAATTTATTTTTGAACAAATAACAACAAATAATTTAAATAATCTTAAAGATTCAATCCAACAATTAATAAATTATTATTTTCCTAATATTAAAATAGAAAAATTAGACATTTTACAATATCAAGATACTAATGAAATTGAAATTACAATAACATATAGTATAATAGATACTGGAATAAATGATCAAGTTCAAATAACCTTCTCATAATGGCTGTAATTAGAAATATAAAATATCTTAATAAAAATTTTAGTGACTATAGGACAAGTTTAATTGATTATACTAAAACTTACTATCCTACAACATATAATGACTTCAGTCCTGCTTCCCCAGGAATGATGTTTATTGAAATGGCAGCGTATGTAGGTGATGTTTTATCATTTTATTTAGATAATCAAGTTCAAGAAAATTATTTACAATTTGCTCGTCAATCAAATAACTTATTTGAATTAGCATATATGTTTGGTTATAAACCAAATGTAACTGGGGTAGCTATCGCTAATATAGATTTTTATCAAAAAGTTCCTGCCAAAATATCTGGTGGTTCTTATATCCCTGATTTTGATTATGCTTTATATATAGCTGGTAACGCAACAGCTACTGATTCTTCAAATAATTCATTTTTAATAAATGACCCTGTTGATTTTACAGTTTCAAGTTCTAGTGATCCTACTGATATTACTATTTATGAAGTAGTGGGAAATAATCCTCAATCTTTTTTATTAAAAAAAACAAGAAAAGCTATATCAGCCACAATTAATACTACAACATTTTCATTTTCTTCTCCTGTTAAATTTTCAACTGTTGAGATAAATGCTAATAATTTGATTGGTATTTTAGATTGTGTTGACAGCGATGGAAATAATTGGTATGAAGTAGATTATTTAGGTCAAGAAACAATTTATGATAGTATTAGAAATACTAATGTAAATGATCCTAATCTATCTCAAAACTCAGAAAACACACCATATTTATTAAAACTTAAAAAAGTACAAAATAGATTTACAACTCGTCTTAAAGATTCTAATACTTTACAAATTCAATTTGGAGCCGGAACAGTAACAGATTCAGATGAAATTATTATCCCAAACCCAGATAATGTAGGTATTGGTTTACCATTTGAACAAGATAAATTAACAACAGCATATTCTCCATCAAATTTCTTATATACAAAAACTTATGGTGTAGCTCCATCAAATACTACTTTAACATTTAGATATCTAACTGGAGGTGGAGTTACAGCTAATGTTTCAGCTAATACTTTAAATACATTAAATGGTACTATTAATTTTTTAAATCCAAATATAAATAATAATACTTTAGCAAATAATGTTTTTAGTTCTTTAGCTATAACTAATCCTGAAGCAGCAAGTGGGGGTGGAGATGGAGATTCAATAGAAGAAATAAGACAAAATTCTTCTGTTAATTTCGCTAGTCAACAACGAAATGTTACTCAAGATGATTATTTAATAAGAGCATTATCTATGCCTTCTAGGTATGGTGAAGTAGCTAAAGCATATATTGAACCTACAAAACTAAGAAACTCTCTTCCAGGAGAAAATTTAGGTGTATTAGATTTATATATCTTAACTTATGATATAAATAAAAAATTAACTCAAGCATCATTAGCTTTAAAACAAAATTTAGTAACATATCTTTCTCAATATAGAATGATAAATGATTCTGTAAATATAAAAGATGCATTTGTTATTAATATAGGAGTAAATTTTGATATAATTGTTCTACCTAATTATAATAGTAATCAAATATTAACAAATTGTATAACAGCATTACAGTCATATTTTTCTATTGAAAATTGGCAAATAAATCAACCTATTATATTAAGAGATATATATGTTTTATTAGATAGAATTGAGGGAGTCCAAACAGTAAAAAATATT